TACTGGAAATGAAAACGTGGTCATTGGTGATAATGCAGGGTTGGCGCTTACTTCTGGCGGGAACAATGTTTTAATTGGCTCTGCCAACCATGACAATCTGACCACGGGTAACAACAATGTTAGCGTTGGTAACAACACCGCCCCATCTGGGGTTGGCGTATCTGGCGAGCTTTTGATAGGTGTCGCCACCACTGGTGCGGGAGCTAACACCGCAAGGTTTGGGCTTGCTAGTGGAGCATGTCACATAAGTTTAGACGGCTCCGACACATCTTGGTCTGCGGCTTCAGATTCAAGGTTGAAAAAGGATGTTGCCAATTCTACAGCGGGTCTTTCCTTTATTAACGATTTGCGCGCAATAACCTTTAAGTGGAATTCAAAGGACGCTATCGCAAATAGCCTACCCCAGTATGATGCTGATAGTTCTGATCCTGTTTTTGGAGAAGGTAAAGCCCATCACGGGTTTCTTGCACAGGAAATCAAAACGGTTATTGATGCCCATTCAGAAGTGGTTAATGGACATAATATTTGGAGTCAAGACCCTGATGGAACTCAACAAGTAGCGCCCGGTTCTTTAGTCCCAATGTTGGTTAAAGCTGTTCAAGAGTTGTCTGCTCAAAACACGGCTCTTGCAGCTAGGATAACAACATTGGAAGGATGATCATTCGCATAAATACTATATATAACAATGAAACTAACAAAGGAGAAATAAAAAATGGCCGGTGAAACAACTGAAGAAATCGCAGCACACTTTTCTGCAATGGGTGATAGTGTTACTCTAATTGCTGCAACTATTGCAGATGATACAGAAGCTCTTGCTTTGTACGGCAGTGCTGCTGAAGTTAAACTGATGGTCACCCGTAATACAGACCATCTAGAAGTTCAAAAAACAATGGATTGGTATAAAGCTTCAAGCAAAACCAAAACACCTTATACTAATGCTATTACAACAGGCAAAACATACGTTGCTGGATAAAGGATTTTAAATGGCAATACCTTCAACAAAGGCTACATTAAAGACATACTGTCTTAGAGCTCTTGGCTTTGGTGTTATAGATATCAATGTTTCAGACGATCAGATAGATGATCGTCTGGACGAAGCCCTACAGTTTTTTGCTCAATATCATTATGATGGTATTGAAAAGATGTATCTTAAACATTTAATCACGACTGCTGATGTTGCAAGAGCAAGAGGAAATACCTCTTCAACTGCAACTGATGTTGTTGATACAAGTGTGACTTCAACTTGGTTGGAAGGGAATAATTGGATTCCTGTTCCAAGCCCAGTTGTGTCTGTTATAAAAGTATTTCCATTTAGTGATACTGGTGGTGGAAGTAGCATGTTTGATATTCGTTATCAACTTCGTCTAAATGACTTATTTGATTTTTCCTCAACATCTGTTATTCAATACGAGATGACTATGCAAAATCTAGATTTTCTAGAACATATTCTTGTAGGAGAAACACCTATTCGTTTCAACCAACATCAAAATCGTCTTTACATTGATATGGATTGGGAGAATAAAATAACACCTGATGTTGACTATCTTCTCATTGAATGTTATAGAAAGATTGATCCTACTTCATATACAGACCTATATGATGACATTTATCTAAAGAGGTATGCAACAGCTCTAATCAAACAACAATGGGGTGCAAATCTTTCCAAGTTTAGTGGAGTTACAATGCTTGGTGGTGTAACTATGGATGGTGCCACACTATACTCTCAAGCACTAGAAGAAATTAATAAACTGGAAGAACAAATTCAGTTACACTTTGAATTACCCATAAACTATATGGTAGGTTAATCGATGGCCGTCAATTCAGCATTTCATTCTAATAATTTTGGTACGATTGCAACTGAACGAAATTTATATAGTGACTTAATAAAAGAAGCTATACAAATTTACGGTCATGATGTTCATTATATTGATAGAGAATCTGTGTCTGAAGATACCTTTCTAGGCGAGGACGCCTTATCTAAATTTACACATGCTAGAAAGGTTGAGATGTGGTGCCAGGACGCAAATGGTTGGCAGGGTGATGATTTGCTCATGAGCAAATTTGGCCTTCAAGACATGAGTGCGGTCACGTTTGTTGTTTCAGTGCCAAGATTTAGAGAGTTGTCTAGTCAAATTGCAATAGAAACTGCCACAGATACTACTGGCGGCGCTATATTATTGGAAGATGGCACTATAGATCAAACATCTGATTCTAGTACACTTGAGGGTGATTTTTATCTTTTGAAAGATACTGCTACAGATGGTAACAATAGACCATTTGAGGGAGACTTGTTATTCCACCCAATATTTTTGATGTTGTTTGAAATAAAATCTGTAGAGGATGAAGAACCATTTTACCAATTGGATAATCTTCCTGTTTATAAAATGCAGTGTCAGATATTTGACTACAGCTCTGAAAGATTGGATACGGGTGTTACAGTCATTGATGCTATTGAAGACAACTTATCACTGGATTCTGCGGTATATCAAATCACTCTGGAACAATCAAGTGCAGTTAATGAACCGATAAGAATACATGATACAACAACAACTAGAGGTTTGTTATTGGATGAAACTGATAGCGACAATATTATATTTGAGGATGACTCAACCTCTGTTGGTGAAAGTCTACTTATTGAAACTGGAGAGTTCTTGATACAGGAAGACTATATATTAGGACAAGGAGTCAGAGGAGAAAACGATATTGATCGACAGGCTCAAAATGAACTATTTGATGAATTAGATGATACAATATTAGATTTCACTGAAAAGAATCCGTTTGGTGATGTAGGGAGTGTGGATTAATGTTAGGACAACAATTTTACCATGAAACAATTAGAAAGGTTGTTGTAGCATTTGGAACAATGTTCAATAATATTCAAGTAGTTCGTAAAGATAACACTGGAAAAATAATTCAGTCAATGAAAGTTCCTTTGGCATATGGCCCAAGACAAAAGTTTTTAGTACGCCTTGCAGAAGACCCTGATTTAAGCAAACAAGTTGCAGTATCTTTACCAAGAATTGGTTTTGAGATTGGCGGATTATCATATGATTCTGCTCGTAAGCTTAATCGTGTACAAAGGTTTAAGAAAGTGAAGGGTGCAAACGCTAAACAATTAGATTCGCAATATATGCCTGTCCCATATAATTTAGAACTTGAATTATATATTCTTGCAAAAAATTCAGACGATGCGTTACAAATTGTTGAACAGATTCTACCATATTTTCAACCAGATTATTCCGTAACTCTCAATGATATCCCAGAAATGGATAATAAAAGAGATATTCCTATTATTCTTAACAGTATTTCATATGAAGATGATTATGATGGTGATTTTGCTTCTAGAAGGTCTTTGATATATACTCTAAACTTTACTGCAAAGTTTTATCTATATGGTCCTGTTACTTCTAGCAAGGTTATTAAGACTGTACAAGTTGATCAGTATACTGACATTGCAGATAATTCACCCAAGAGAGAGCAGAGACTTACAGTTACACCCAACCCAACATCAGCTGATGCAGATGATGATTTTGGATTTAACGAAACAACAGCTTTTTATGAAGATTCTAAAAACTATAATCCAGTGACAGGTAATGATGAGTAATGTAATTGATAAGGCTTTGGGCGTTATTGAAATAGAATCTGAAACCGTTGGTGAAGTTATTAATATGGGAAGAGAGGTAATAACTCCTGCCATACCAACCAGCATTGAAGATGTAGATGACGATTATAAATTTCAAAGGGATAATTTTTATCGGTTGGTGGAACAAGGTTCTACTGCAATTGAAGGTATATTGGAACTTGCGAGAGAAGGAGAGCATCCAAGAGCATATGAGGTTGCTGGAAATCTTATCAAACAAGTCGCGGAAGTTACCGAAAAACTAGGCGATCTACAAGAAAAGATGAGAAAACTAAAAGAGGTTCCAGATCATGGACCCAAGAGTGTAACCAATGCTTTGTTTGTTGGTTCTACAAAAGAATTACAAAAATTGATAAAAGGAAAATCTGAAGGTTAGGATTATATTATGAAAGTTGAAAGACAAAACTTATGGCCGACGACGGTATACAGTTTTAAGATTGATGATAGAAATATACATAATGACAAATTATATTTTGATATTTTAAAAAGAGAAAGTCAGGGTTTAGGATTTAAGTTTAATCCAGTGCAGGGTAGTGGATGGCAAAGTAATAAAGAATTATTTGAATCCTCTGATGTATTTTCTAATTTAAAGAAATCATTGATAGTTAATGTGAATAATATTCTAAGTGATGTATATAATGATGATGCAGAAATTAGAATGATTAATAATTGGGCAAACTTGAGTAGAATGGGTGAATATACTATGCCGCATATTCATGAAGAGGCTAGTTGGTCTTGTGTATACTATGTTACTGAAACAGATGATGCGAGACTTTATTTTAAAGACCCCAGACTTCAAGAAGCTATGGATTCCTCACATCATTTTAAGAAAATCCCATATACTAATCATATAAGTAAACGACCATTTGAATCAGGTGAAGCAATATTATTTCCAAGTTGGTTAGAACATGGTGTGTCTCCAAGCCTTACAGATTCAATAAGAATAAGTATAGCGTGTAACTTTTTAATAGGTGCCTCTAATGTCAACTGATAGTAATGCCTACCTCGGCAATCCAAATTTAAAGAGAACAGGACTATCTCATAATTTCACTAAAGATGAAATTGTAGAGTATCAAAAGTGTTCTGAGTCTCCTATTTATTTTATAAAAAATTATGTTCGGATTGTTTCTTTGGATCATGGATTAGTTCCTTTTGATATGTATAATTTCCAAGAGGGAATGGTTGACACTATGCATGAAAATAGGTTTACCATTTTTAAACTTCCTAGGCAATCAGGTAAATCAACAATTATTATATCATACCTTTTACATTATGTTTTATTTAATCCAAATACAACAGTTGCAGTTCTTGCCAATAAATCAACCACTGCAAGAGACATTTTAGGAAGATTGCAGCTTGCATATGAAAACCTTCCTAAATGGATGCAACAAGGTATTATTGCTTGGAACAAAGGTAATATAGAACTAGAGAACGGTAGTAAAATTCTTGCAGCTGCAACATCCTCAAGTGCAATTCGTGGTGGTTCATATAATGTAATTTTCCTAGATGAGTTTGCGTTTGTTCCTACAAATGTAGCTGATCAGTTCTTTGCATCTGTTTATCCTACAATTACCTCTGGCCAAAACACAAAGGTAATTATTGTTTCTACACCACATGGCATGAATCAATTTTATAAACTATGGGTAGATGCAGAGGAAGGACGTAATAACTATATTCCTACTGAAGTACATTGGAGTGAAGTGCCAGGGAGAGATGCAGCTTGGAAAGAAGAAACAATACGAAACACTTCCGAATCACAATTTAATTCTGAATTTGAGTGCGAGTTTTTAGGGTCTATCGATACACTTATATCACCAACAAAATTAAAACAATTGACATATAGGACTCCTATACGATCCAATTCTGGTTTAGATTTATATGAAATGCCATTAGAGAAAAGTACATATATTATTACTGCTGATGTTGCAAGAGGTACACAAAATGATTATTCTGCTTTCTTAGTGTTTGATATAACAACTATACCATATAAGGTAGTTGCAAAATACAGAGATAATGAAATAAAACCTCTACTATTTCCCACCAAAATTCATGAAGTAGCTAAAGCATATAATCAAGCATTTGTAATGATTGAGGTAAATGATATCGGTGAACAAGTTGCATCAACTATGCAGTTTGATTTGGAGTATGACAACCTTATTATGGCTAGTATGCGTGGGCGTGCGGGACAAGTCCTTGGAGGGGGCTTCAGTGGTGGCCGAGCACAATTGGGGGTAAGAACAACTAAAGCAGTAAAGAAAATTGGATGTTCTAATCTAAAACAACTAGTAGAAGATAATAAATTAATTATTGAAGATTATGACTGTATTAACGAATTATCTACATTTATTATTAAAGGTAGTTCATTTCAAGCCGATGATGGATGTAATGATGACACTGTAGCGTGTTTATTTCTATTTTCTTGGGCAAGTGATCAAACTTATTTTAAAGAAATTACAGACAATGATATTCGTAGAACAATGATGTCAGAACAACAGGACATGTTAGAACAGGACATGGCTCCTTTTGGATTTGTTGTTAATGGATTAGAAGATGATAATGTAGGTGAAATGGTTGATGAATATGGAACTCGTTGGAGCCCAGTAGTTAGAGACTATCGTACAGATTGGTAAAAATCTAAATACTTTATATGAATTCAATTAAATCATTGTGATTTTTGATCCAACAATTTGAACATAATATTAAAGAGTTATCTATAAGCTGAATTATTTCTTTACGACTTTCATTATTCATACCAACTCTTTTTGTTATTTTTCGTATTTTAGAATCGTGCGGGTAAAATTTCAAACACACTGTTTCACTTTCACCACAATGTTTACATGACTTATCTGCAAGGAATTCGTTAAGTAAAACGATTCTTTTACGATAATTTCTGCGAGATACCTTCTTAATGGTATCTTTATATTTTTCGTAATGTTCATTTGACATATATTTATTTATATGTTATAACACATATAAAACTGCATTTTGAAAAATGTTTTTTTTATAAATATAACTGAAGAAACAAAAAAACAAACTCTACCATAAAAGGAGTAAGAAACATGGCATTTTTAGTTTCGCCCGGCGTTCATGTCAGGGAGATCGATCTTACAAATGTTGTCCCTGCTGTTGCAACATCTATTGGTGCAATTGCAGGACCATTTGCAAAGGGCCCAGTTTCTTCTGTGACTACAATTAGTTCAGAAGAACAGTTAGTATCCATCTTTGGAAAACCTCACGCATCTAATTTTGAGTGGTGGTTTACAGCGGCCAATTTTCTACAATATTCAGATTCTTTGCGTATAGTTCGCGCAGAATCAGCCGTTGTAAACGCTGGTGCGAACAGCGGCATTCTCATTCGTGATGATGCACATTACGAAGCATCATTTTCCACAGGACAAGGTTCTCATGGTGAGTGGGCCGCAAGGTCTGCTGGAACACATGGTAACTCACTTGGCGTAGATGTTTGCGGTAGCGCAAGGGCATTCAGTCAGCAACTTGGTACTCTTAACCTAGTTAATGGTGCTGGTGCGGTTGGTGATCTATCTATTACAGTTGATGACCAAGATGCATCCAATGCATCAATCATAATCGGAGACATTATTCAGTTCTACGATGCAAGTGCAATTATTGCGACAACAAACGGTGCAATTACAGTTGCATCTAAAAACCTTACGGTTGACACTGTTACGGGTACTCTTGCAGTTGGCCAACGTGTTCTTGGCGCAGGCATCTCTGATGGTGACGAAGTGGTTAAAATTGCCACGGTTACTGATCAGACTGCTGTTGTCCTTGATAAGGCAATCACAGTTGCAGACAATATTCCTCTGGTGCTTTCAGCAGCTGCTGGTCATGACAGAGTGGAAACGGGTAACGTAGAATATGAAGTTACAGCACTTTCTTCTGAAACTCTCACCATTCGGGTTCTTGATGATCCTGCTGGTGGCGGACTTCAGACGATTATTCCTGATAACTCTTTAATTCGCCGTCGCTGGCGTTTCAGTGACCTCTTCGATTCTGCTCCCGGCACATCGCCTTGGGCAATTACAAACGGCCGTGGTGAACTAGATGAACTTCACGTTGCAGTTTATGATAAAACTGGTGATATTACTGGTTTTGATGTTGATGTTAAGGGAGGACGTACAAGCTCGGTTATTGAAATTTTCCCATCGATGTCAAAAAACTTGTATGCGAAAACTCCACAAGGTGGTAATAATTATTATCCAGATGTTATCTTCACTCAGTCTAGTTTCATTTACTGGACAGACCATATTTCTGCTGGTTCTAACTGGGGTACAGATGTTGCAACAGGAACGGATTACACATTAGTAAGTGGTGTAACAGTTGATACACTGACAGGTGGAACGGATGATTACTCTGTTACTGCTGGTGAAATTGAAATTGCATATGACAAGTTTGCTGATACAGAAAATCTTGACATTAACTTAGTGTTATCTGGCCCAAGTTCTGGCGTTGCTGATACTGTAACGGGTCATGATACGCACGTAACAATGATTACAGACCTTTGTGAATTGCGTAGGGATTGTGTTGGTTTCGCATCACCTTATCGCGCTGCGACGGTTGGAATTGTCAGCACGGTAACTGCAACTGATAATGTGAAAGATGCATTTGATACATGCCCATCATCGTCTTATATGGTATTCGATAGTGGATACAAATATATGTATGATAAGTACAGTGATGTATATCGATATGTTCCTTTGAACGGTGATACTGCTGGTCTTTGTGCATTTACAGATAATGTTGCTGATCCTTGGTTCTCGCCTGCTGGTTATACTCGTGGTAAT